TCAATACCTTCAATAGAAAAAACCCATCGATTTTTTCTCTTAGGTTCAAACTTATTGGGAAGCATATCAGCGACTGAAAGTGTCTCTGCCATTTTTAACTCCTAAACTTAATTAAGTATTACTAAAACTTGAATGTTGATTATTCAATCGTTGAGCTTGCAACAAAGTCGATGGATATAAACTCTGCTGCCTTTGTAGGCTGCAGATAGACCTTTCCACGAATAGTGTTGTTGTCAATGTCTGCCTGTGTTGTGGTAGTTGTATCAATCTGCACGCGGTATCTTTCAACACCTCTTTGAGATTGAACTTGCTTCATTATTGGTGTGACGAGAGAATTAAATTTAGCGATTGTAGATTCACGATTTGGCTCAAACAGAAGAGTATTGGCAACTGCCTTTACTCTACGACGAACTTCAATCAAAAGTCTACGAACATTCACTCGATCAAGAGATGAACCTTCGCTTAACAATGTTCTCTGTCCATTGATTACTATACCAGCTCCTGGAACAGCCACTAGAGGATTGATACCAGCATCATAAACTGTATCAATGTTTTCAGTGATAAACAGAGTGTCAAGTGACTCGCCTGGAATTGTTGCTCTGTTGTAGCCTGCTGGAGCTGTCCAAGCAAATCCAACACTATCATTCAAAGAGTATGCTCCAAGAACCATTGTTGATGTTGGAAGTCTTACTGTTTGTGCAACACCTGTTCCTGGATCAACAGAAACATTCACATTTGGGAAGTAAGCTGCTCCAAATGAATTGTTGAATCCACGATTACGGAATCTAGTTGTGGTGTAATTCAAATTCACATTTGGATATGAATCAGCTGAAATCGATGCTGTGATATAATTGTTGTTATCATCTTTCAACTCAACATCCATAACATACATTGCATCAAATCTTGTCTGCATTGAGCTGAGTGTATAGTCAGTGACAGCTGGATGGCGGATATCAGGAATTGCCAGCAAGCTAATATCTGAATATGTCTTTTCACTCATAATGTCAACTGCCTTGCGATAAGCAGCAACAGTTGGACCGGACAATTGACCCTGGTTTGAGTTATCAAGCTCTCTACGAATAGATGCATCTCTCATATAGAACTTATCTGCATCAAAAATATTCAGGCCGTCAAATCCACCTTGCATAAAAGCTGTGAATTTCAAATAAGATCTTGAGCTGCTCTCTTTGAAATCAACATTTGGATCAACAAATCTACCAGTCAATGTAGTATTGAGAGTAGCATTTCTTTGATAAACAGCCTCATCCCAGCGTGTTGAATCAATCTTGTCAGAGCTTGTCATTACTTGAATGTTTTCAAGTGTAAACAGATTGTTATTGAATCGGTCAGCATCAAGAACTGATCCGTTTACATCAGCCACACCTGTGTTATCACCAACCCAAGGGTTTAAATAAACAGTATGGAACTTTGGAAAATACTTTGTATATGCAAGTAAACTGTCTGCATTTAACAACTGTGTTCCATCATTTGGCTGTGACAGTGTGTTGTAGGCCTCAAACTGTGTTCCCCAGTAGAACTTACTTTCACCGTAAACTCCATCAACACCTGCTGCTCCTCCAACATTAATACTGTGGCGGAAAGGAACTGGTAATTCCTTAGCATCTGTTAATAGTACATTCAGGTGTGAACTGTTATCAACTGATCCAGTTGAAAGTAATCCATTACCAGATGTCACAAGGTGGTAATATCCACGGTGGCCAACTGGCATTGTATTAGTTGGAATCATCTTGTTGATGACATCTTCATTAATTTCTACGCGGACAATTCTTGAAGACTTTCCATAAAGACCATCTTCAATAACCTTTTGTGCATCTGTTGATCTATCAAAATCGTAATAAACGTTCAAGTCTCCGATTTTCTTTCCGATAAAACTCTCGCTATCAGGATCAAGATCGCAATCAACGTAGTTTTCCATAACCACTGGACTATCATCTGTATCATCCCAACTTCTAATTTTAACTGTAAATTTCGAATATGCACCGGCTACTGATGGATACTTGATATTTTCGATTGAAACCTTGTACAAAGAATTTGCATACTCGCCATCGGAGCGTGCGTGAATCTTAAAGAGGTCATATCTTGTTCCACCAAAATTCTGAGATACAAAGTATGGTGTCATAGGATGAGTGTATCTGTCTTGGAAACCTTCATAGTTAGGTGAAGTTGTTGAACCATCATTTCTTGTTTGAGATCCAGTAAGACAGAAAACAATCTCTTCAATTGCTGTTCCCACATCAACTCTTCTGATATTAGCTTCAGCAGACACACCAGAACCTGTTGGAACTGCAAGGACTGTTGGAATATCATAATGATTGTAAAGAACATAACCGTGCTCTTCAAGAAGAAGAGGGTCACGATTAAGTTTGCTTCCAAAGTAATCATTTGAAGTAGAATCAAACGAAGTTGTTAAAACACTTGGATATGAAACAGAATCGTTGTGCCCATTCAAGAAGAGAACAAACTTTTGATTTCCGCCCTGCAAATCTAAAGAGCCTGTGAACCAGCCCTTAGCAGGAGACTCAGTAGTTGCGGCTGAAGAATAAGTGTCAGAAGTCACTCCAGGTGCCGAGCTTGATAATGCGATCTGCACACCAGAAGCTGCGAAAAGAACGCCTCTGACAATTGGCTGAGCAGCATCAGATGACTGGAGACCAGCTCCTGAAAATGCCCAAGAGCCTGCAGACTCTGACATATAACAACCAAGGAAATATGTTCTGCCTTCAAGACCACCAGCGGTAGCATACTGATTGTTAGCAAGCTGACCGCTATTTGTCTGCACTTTCTGAGAACCTACAACAAATCCTGCATTTGTCACATTTCCTGCGTTTGGTGAAGACAAGCTACGAGTCTTGCAATCACCAGCTCCAAGGACTCTCACATAAGTTCCAGCTGAAGCGTTATTTAACCACTCGTGCAATGCAAATGGTGCGTGATAATGAGCGTCTGGTTGTCCAAACTCTTTTGCAAACTGTGTGTTATCAGCAAATGTTAAGGGAACAAACGCTGTTCCCTGAGTAGCAGTGCCGATAACGCCAGCCGAACGGCCGGATGGCTGGGTGTCAGTCAATCCGCCGGTAAGATCTATTTCTCTTAGGACTATGCCTGGGGCTGCCATTAAAAACTCCTTAATTCATCTAGCTATAAGTATCACACGAACTCGACACCAGCAGGTGTGATGATGAAATCAACAGCAATAAATTCAACAGATCTTGTTGGAATAACAACGATTCTTCCGTTAAGTCTGCTTGCTGCAACATCTTCAGCTGTGTTGTTCGTATCGTCCATTACAATCTTGTAGTTCTCAATGCCAGCCTGTGACTTGATGAGAGCTAAGATTGGAGTTGCCTGCCCAATAAAAGTTTTTCTTGTTGTCACATCATTTGGCTCAAACAAGAGACCTCTTGCAACACTTTGGATAACTCTCTTAATCTCAAGGAACAATCTTCTAACATTGACTCTATCAAATGCTGACTTAGCAACTTGGAGAGTCTTTTGTCCAAAAATGACGAATCCTGAGTTCGGGAAAGTTGCAACAGGGTTGATTCTACTTTCATAAAGGTAATCGCGATCAGCGGTGCTTAATCTTACATCAACATTTGAAACGAAGTCAAGAGCTGCTCGGTTGAAACCTGCTGGAGCATACCAAGGATAAGATACCTTATCACTATATGAGAGTGCGCCAAGAGCTGCAACTGACGCTGGAACCTTAACTCTTCTGTTGTATGTAGTGTCATTAACATAAACATCAGGGAAGTATGTTGCAGTGTAATTGCTATTTGGAGAGCGAGCTGTGAGAGCATCAGCTGTCTTTGTGACATTTGGCTTCAATGTTGAATCTTCAAAGATTCTTGTGTTAGAATCTGAGTAAGAAGGAATGTCAAGTAAGTACATTTCAAGAGCATAAGTTGGCAATCTTCTCATAATGTAATCAGTGATGAGAGGCTCTTTAATTCCTGGTGTTGCAATGATGTTGGTATTGACTGTAAGCTTGTCAGTCATAAGCTTAGAAGCAATTCTGTAGCTATTTACAGCATTATTGCTAAGACCATCACCATTTGGATCATATCCAAGACCTGAGCGGGCAATATTTGCCAGACCACCAGCTGCCAGACCACCAGCTTCAGTTGAAGTTGCACGATCACCCATTCTTGAAGCCGCGGCATCTAGAATATTCAGACCGTTGAAACCACCATAAAACATCGTTGAAAACTTAGAGTAATCGCTAAACTTATTGAACAATGTCGTTGATCCAGAAAGAATCGATGCAATTGTCACTCTCTCACCAATTGTGTCGGTGATTGTATATGTCGATGAATCAGGAGTTCCATTTCTGATGTAAGCAGCTTCTTTCATATGAGCATCAGATGTTCCAGTGATATCACTTACGCTTGTATTTGAAAGAGCAACTCTCGCAAGAGTAAATTTGTTAGCGTTGAAAATATCAGCATCTGAACCGGTGATAAGTGTATCAAGCTTTCCAATTCCCTGGAATTTTGAATAAGCCATAACAATATTGTTAAATTCAGTTCCGTCATTTGAGTTCATTACTGAATTTTCAATTGTTCCTGCAATTGTACCAGATGGGACAAGTCTTTCAAACTTAACACCCCAGTGATATCTTGAATCTGGAATCTCCAGAATTCCAGGCTCACCTGTGTAAGACAATCCATTCACTTGGCCCTTTGTCACCTTGAATCTAAAAGGCAGTGGTGGGATGATCGAGCCGGTGAGTCCAGTCTCAACTGAGCTACTACAAGCAAGTCTTGGAAGCTCACCAGGAGTTCCATAAGTGCGACCACCAAGAGTGAGTGAATTGTCAGTGTCTGTAAGTGTTTGTGTTGTTCTAACAACAGGAATTCCTCTGAATCCGAATGGCAACGCATTCTTTGGAACAGCACCATTATCAAGTGTTGAAGATACTAACACTCTAACATACTTGCTAGCATTAGGAAATTTACCACCAATCATTAATCTTTGCTCAGATTCATCTGTAGCATCAAAATTAAATGTGACCTTTCTATCACCAATTTTCTTTGCAATGTAATTCTTGCTAAGTGGGTTTAAGTCGCAGCCACCATAATACTCCAGAACTTTAGTTGAAGTATCAGAGTCATAAAGATCTCTAATCGCTACATCAAATGTTCCATATGGATTCTTAGGATCAGTTGAAGCTTTCACATTTGAAATCGATACTTTGTAAAGACCATTTCCCGATGAGCCGTCTGTTAGAGTCTCAAAATGGAAGAGATCATATTCCATATTTCCAAATGGCTGTGAAATGAATGATGGAGTACGAGATGTTGTATATCTTGTATCATACTTACCAAAATTTTGCAACCAAGAATCAGTGCTTCCCGAGGTAATAGCTATACAGCTATCACCTGTTGTATCAATTCCAACAACTTCATCATCTACTGGAAAATCAATGTAGAGAAGGTGCTGCTCTTCCTGGAATCTCTTTGGATCAGTATTAAGAACTTTTGCAAAATAATCTGTGTTATTTGGGTTGAATGAAGCTGTTAAAATCTTGATGCCAGGATTTCCATCTGTCGATGCAAAGGCTGAACCAACTGAAGATGAAACAACAAACTTAAACTTCATATAAGTTGTTGAAGTCGAATCAAGATCGACTGATGCGATGTCATCAATATCTGCGCCGGTTCCAACCCACTGAGAATCAGCGCCTGTCATATCAAGCACCATTCCACGAGCTCCCGTTGGGAACATAATAAGTCCGCGAACGATGTTTAATGTATCACTGCTTGCTGGATTAAAACTTGGATTATCACTAAAAACTGGAAATCCCTTCCATTCCGATGGGGTGGAAGTGTCAGCTGTGAGAGCGTGACGAGCCGTAAGAAGCTGAACTGCACCTGATTTTCTCAAATCAAGATCAGGCAATCCCTGTGTAGAACCTGTAATACGGAATCCTGCATTTTTCACAGTTCCGTAGGCTGCTGTATTTGAAACATCGGCAGCGGATGCATTTGCACCAGCTCCAAGAACTCTTATGAAAGTAAGGGCTCCCTTGTTCTTGAGGAATTCATTAGCGGCATAAGATGCAGGACGCTCAGGATCGAGCCCACCAAATCTTGCCGTATAATCAGAGAAAGAAGCTACAGTTGTTGGCACAAACGCTGGGCCGGCCCCTGCTGCACCAATTAAACCACCTGGGACACCACTTGGCTGAGCCCCTGGGGCTGTGAGCTCAATCTCCTGCTCAAAAAAACCAGGAGAGCGAAAAGTCTGTTCAGACATCATTGCTCCTATGCTAATACACTAGTCTAAGCTAAGTATCAAGCAAAAAGCAAAATATTAAAGTCATTTTAAATCATTGTTAGTTTTAAATGTTCTACGCACATTTGTCAAAATTTCCTCACCATGGGCCCTGGACACCCTTCTGGCTTTTAAGGTAATCTCTACTGGCTCACCTGTTAGAGGGTGCTCCGTTAGTGTTTTTGTCACACTATCCACCATTAATGAGGCTGTCCCCGTGCCACCAACCGCAGTGTCAGGATTCATAATTTTTGATGTTCCAGAAATTTGAATCCCTCCGGCGGCAGCAGCACTTTGAGCTGAGGGTGATGCTCCAATAAATTGGACGGGCTCAGGATCATCAACAGTTGCAATATTGTCTAAGAGATGCGCATCTATTTTCATATCTTTGACATTCCCTTTTTGAGTATCATTATTGATACCATCAATAAACTCAAATGAAACTTGAGTTGCTGATGTTAACCTTCTAACACTGCTTGGGATACCTGGCAACTTAGGATTGATAATGAATCCTTGTACAACCGCTTTAAATGAATTTTTAATGATACGCTCATCATCAGTCATATTATCAAATGTGTTATCAGTGCTAATCTCTGAGTCAAATGTAGCAACAAACCAATACCCATTAGCTGTTTCAATTCTACAAGTTCTAGCTTTTACATTGTGATAACTACTCATGATGAGTGTTAAAATATCATTGCTGTGCTGGATATATTGCGACCATAATGTGATTTCATATACAAGAGTAAAAAACTTAGGTGTTGGAATTGTTATTGTTTCATAGATTCCAACACCAAGATTTGGCTCTAATAATCTTCCACCAAGTGTTCGACCAGCTGAGTTTTGTTTTTCTCTTCTAGATGAACCTTCAGCATTTTTAAAGTTCTGAGAATTTATTAATCTTTGATAAAGTGGATCATCTTTTGAAAGACGGCGCTGAATATCAATTGTTCCAATGTCACCCATTTCAATAAGATGATCAGCTTTTTGATCTAAACCAGTTCTTGAAATCGTGATCAAAGGAATGATTAAAGCACCATTTTTATCCCTAATGGGTTCTTTTCTTCTATTAATAGCAAAACGCTCTCCTGTAGCAAAAATGATAGGAACTTTCTTTATTTCGCCATCTTTTTTAGCATATACAACAGGAATATCTACATTGAATAGATTAAAAAATGCTCTATCAATATCTTCTATTCCACAACTCGGAATATCAACGGCTTCTCCTGTTCCTGAATATCCAAGATCAATAGATTTATCACCATATTTCTTTTTTGTTGAAAAGCGAGTACTCATTCATCACCATAAAATGATGAATTAATACCATCAGGAGCAACTTTCTTAGGCCCTGTTATAGGTGAATCAAGCTTACCATCAGCCTGAAGTTCTCGACGATCATTTGTAGGACCAAGTTCATTCTGCTCAGCACCGCGTTGCTGAACAAACTTATCTTGTACAACAGGTTCAGTATCGTAAGTTTGGGCACCTGGACCAAGAAACTTCTTATCAATAAGTCCTTCACGAGCCTGCTTACCAACTAATTTATACCCTGTCACATGCTCTACTTGTCCAAATATTTTGCTAATTGTATTCACTTGAGTTAGTTCAAAGAACACTGATCCATATGAAATAAAATCACCCATCTTCATTCTGAAATTTTTATCAGAAAGATCACGAGCATGAACGCGCACTTCGATATTATGAAACTTCTCAGTTCCAAATTTATTTGTCTTAATTTCACCAGGTGACCATTCAACAAGAGCATCAACTTCTACAGGTGCATCAAATATTTTATCAATTGACTCTTCATAAATGTCGTGAATAGATGTAATGTCAGATCTCACTGGGTAATAGTATATCTTTTGACCAATTACATCTTTTACAATTTCTTTATTCAGATCACTAATAAAATCTATTTCTCGTGGAGTTATAAAAAGTCTAGCCATATTTCACCCAATTGAAATGACACGGCCCATAGGCACTGGAACAGCTTTTAACATCTTTTGAAGATTATCAACCTCAGCTGCCTTGGTCTCAACGAGTTTACTATAAGTCATTGAATCAAGCATCTCTTTTAGATCAGTTTTTAGCTTATCTTTTTCTTCTTTTCCTGAAGACTTCAGATCATCACCATCAAGCTGAAGATCACCACCAGGAATTGGAACTGATTTAAACTTAGATCTAATCATACCAAGGAGTTCTTTGCAAAGAGCAAGTGCATATTGTCTTACCCACTGTCTTGCCATAGAATTAACCTTAGAATAGACAAAGTTCCCGTAAGGAACATTAGAAAGATTGGATACTCCATCAATAGATTTATCAGTAAATGCTGGTGACAATGGGTTAGATTCAAATCCAACTCTTACCCATAGCTTAAGTGGATTGACTGCTGTTGGAGTTGGAAAAATTCTTATTTTTGTTCCCGTCACTCTATAACTATAATTTGATCGACGAACGCGATTTGAGATATTCATTTGACCACCACGAAGAATATCTTCAAACACTGGGAGAACATAAAACACTGTTTCAGGTGTAAATGACTCAAAAGAAAATTCATTATTTAAGTAGTTAATTGCCGATGTCGTGTCAAAGAATCGATAAGCAGCAGATGGATTAAAATGCATAATTTCAAAAACACGCATTTTTCTTTGTTCAGGATTCAATGATGAACTTACTACAGGAGTTCCCGTAGATGGATCTACTAAATCAGTGTAAAGATCATAATCTTGAATATTTTGTTTTAATGCAATTGACCCAGAGACTGTGTTATAAGTCCCACCCAAGCCAGCTTCAACAGCATAAGGTTCAGCTAAACGAATAATATAATTGAGAGTATCACGAGGTAATTTTTGAGTAGCTTCATTTAATGAACCAGTTTGCATTCCAAGTAATGATAAAAGCTGGCTTTTCGCTTGATATTGATTTACAAGAGAACCATATTCTAAAAATGCCTCTTCAAGACAAGACCAAATTTGCTTCTTTGTTAATTCAACTGAAAGAATATCATCGCCCAGTCTTCTTTTAACAAAAGTGACCATAGCATCAGCTTCAGTTTGAAATTCTGCGTCAGAATCAAAAAAGCCGAAAGGTGTTGGATTTAATGTTGTGTTAAATAATGACATTTTAAACTACCATAAAGTGTGGCTGGGTGAGGTCATCATTGGTGCTAAATTATTTTAGCACAAAATCTGTTATAAAATCTTGTGTATCTAGCGGAAGTTGTTTTATATCAACACTCAAAATTTTTTCTATCATTTTGTCAACTAAATTTTTCATTTTTAAATTTAAGTCTGCATCAGGAAACACATTTTTATTTTTTTTAAAAGAATTATAAAGTCTAATAAAATCGTTATTTTCACACCAAGCTTCATAATTTCTCAAAAAATTTTCATATGTTTGTTTTTTATTAATAATGACAATAAAAATCATTAATCCAATGAATTGCGCATTTGCCATATACATCAAAGTATTAAATGATTCGATCGATTTTATTAAATGATATCTATAAGCTTTTAATTCATTTTTAGTTCCATTTAACATTTCACTTAAAGTTGAATTTCTAAAAGTATATAAATCATATAATAAAGCAAGATGATCATCAGTGACATAATCAAGACTTGGATCATCTTGCTTTCTTAATTCTGCTGTTGAATATGATCCAACAACTTCATAAGCAGAGGGCACTAGAGCTACAAGTTGATATTCTTCAGAAGGGTGTATAATACCAAATCCATAATCATAAATACCAATGAAGCCAAGATGTCGAAGAACTTGATTAAATCTGCGACCAGCTGTACCTTTTTGAAAATCTGTTGGCGCACCGGATGATGAGCGTATTGAAATAATGTCAAATTCTTTTATTAAGAATGCACAAAATGAAAATATTTTTGATGCGTCACAGTAAAAAGACTCACGGCGTCCCCAGTGTTTCCATTCTACAAGTGCCATTTCAAATCCGCTTCTTCTTTCTTCAGGCGGGTCATCATCAGTTGATTCAAATGGAAGATATTCTTTATTACCATTTATTTTTCTATTGTTTTCATCAAAAAAATCGTATGCTTTTTTTTGATAACTCAAAACATCAAAAGTTTGTGTTTTATCAGAAACTCTTAGCCATCTATCAGTAGTGATTCCTAATAATTTCACAAGACCAATATTTTCTTTTTCACTTGCAAATGGAAGTTGATCATCAACAAGTTGCCCATATATAGTTGATGTTAATGGATAAAAATAGACGCCTAATGGTGTCTTGAATGTTGATTTTGGATTAACACCAACTTTATTGACGCCTGTCATTGTAAATGCGTATTCAACAATTCCATAATAATCCCCTACGCGGACATTAACATATTTTTTAATATCGTCTCGTGACCAAGACGATTTACCTGTCACTTGTTTATAACGAGTTATTTCACTTATTAATTGCTTTAGAAGTTTCATACTCATTAATTTTTGATCCTACATATCACAACTTTAATTATTCATAAAAACAAAAAAGCCGCCCGGATGGGCGGCTTTTTGTTGAGCCTGAGGGCTCAAAACATCAGATGATGTTGAGGTCGAGGACGGTCACGGTGCCGTAGAAGTCCGAACGAACCATCTTCTTACCGTAACGGGTCATCACGCCCTTACGAGGAGTGAAATCCTCTGGAGCAAAGATGGTTGGGGTCACGATCAGAGGAACATAAGGTGCGTAGACATAACCGGTCTCAAGGTAGCTACCACCCTTGAAGCCGACGAGGATCTTATTGCGTGGGAAGTAAGGATCCTTATAGACTGTGAAGCGGTTGCTGAGAGTGCCGACCTTTTCAGCGCCAATCGAGAATGGAGCGCCAACCTGGCCAGATCCGTCAATGCTGTAGCTTGGACGGTAGTAGGTTGAAGCCTCAAGGATTGTTGCAATGTCTGGGCCGATGACAATGAAGTTGGCCGAGCCGCGAAGGGTCTTACGGTGGATCTCATTACCAACATCGATGATGGTCTCAGTGAGAGTCTCGTACCACTCACGAACTGTACCGGTGAAGTTAGGACCAGGAGCAGCATTGCCGCCGATGGTGCTACGACCGATCTCATTGCCGGTTGCCTTGTTAAGGAAGCGGCCTGGAGCGCGGCTCCAGAAGTAGTTAGCACCAGAAGCGCTGACAAGCAGGTCGTTGAGAATCTCACGATCAAGCTCAAGAGCAATGGTCTCGGAAAGGATCTGGGTGAGCTCAACCTCAGCGTCAATGCTGTGGTAAGCGTTCAGGTCCTGAGCGAGTTCTGGCGACCAGCGAGCGCGCAGCTTGCGGGTTGTTGCGGTGACGGCAATCGACTCAATCTTGATGTCAATTTCAGGAATGACTGGCGATGGGCTGACACCAAAGTTTGACTCAAACACTGGGATGGTGACGGTCGAACCCGATGAGCTCTCAACATCCAGAGCCGAGCTCTGTGGATAGCTGAGGGAGAATGCGCTGGCATCCTGGGTGGCCATTGTTCCTGTAAGAACAACAAGGAGGTGCGAGCCAGAAAGGGCTGCTGGGGTAAAGGTAGAACCATCCCAGCTTCCAACCTGGTTCAGGCGGCGGAGGTTAAGAACGCCGGTACCACCCTGGAACTTCTCGCCCCAAGTGGTTGCATCAGCATAAGTTGTTGTTGGGAAGAGACCCCAAGTCTTAGCAAGGCTCTGATCGGCCGAAGACGAAATTGCTCCAAGAGCAACAACACCAAACTTGAACTGTGCGGTTCCAACACCAGCTGTTCCATTCTCAATGAGAGATGTAAGAGCAGGATCAAAACCAAGCAGGCGGCCGTCGGTGCCGGTTGCAAAAGCGTAATTACCAGTGCTCCAAGCGCCTGAACCACCGAATGCACCCGAAGAAGCCATGGTCACTGCAGTGTAGCCGTGAACGCGGCTATAACCCATACCGCCCAGGTCGTACATTCCACCTGTGGCAAGCGAACCGGTCTGGATTCCCTTACCGGCTGGGTTGGTGTAAATTGACTGACCAGCAGTGTAGACCGACTTGGTAGCATTGGCGTCCAGATCAACACCAGCATTTCCACCGACATTTGAGCCGTAGGTGTAATCCAGGTAGAAGAGGAGGCCCGAAGGAAGGCTCATTGGCTGAATCGAGACAAGCTCGTTAGCAACGAGTCCACCAAAGACGCGGCGAACAATTGGGAAAGCGATGTTCGAGAAGCCGCGAATGTCACCGGCGCCCGAAGAGAGCGAACCACCACCAGCCGAGAGAGCGTTGGCCTCACGGAGCAGGTTGGAAGTCTGGTTCTCAAGGAGGCGAGCCATATTCTCGCGATGAACACCATCGAGACCACGAAGGAGGCCGGTGCGACCCCACTTCTCAACAAGGCGGCTGTTCTCAGCCGATACATCACGCCCGCGAATACCTTCAGCGAGCTGATCTAATGTAAAAGTTCTTGACATTTTTTCTCCAAAATTTATTGATTGTTAATCTAACTTACTTAGCCTTGATACCTGCGAGAATTGCCCAGCGGTCAACCTCAACGGATTCATTCATAGCAGCAGGGGCGCTGCCAGATCTCGTTGATCTGGATGCCGAACCAAGAACACGACTCTCGTTCATTTTTTCTGTCTTCACCTTCAGGGACTCAGTCAGGCTGTTGTAGAGGAGCTTAGCCTCACGAACCGACTTTGCGCCATCAAGCGATTCAACAATTGCACGCTGCTGGCGTGGTGTGAGGTCGCGGTTCTGCATAAGCTTATTAACATAGAGAAGCTTAGCATTGAACAGATTCACCTCTTCCAGCTGCTCGCGCAGCGCAGCGATCATCTTCTGCGACTCATTTAGCTCACCCTTGAGACCACGATTAGTGCGGGCCTCCTTAACGCGGGCTGCTCGCTCATTCTGAGCAACATTGGTCGCCTTTTTTGCAACCTTTAGAGCACGCTCAGCAATCTTCTCGGCTTCGGACTCATCATCCTCATCAAGATTCTCACCTTCATCCTCAGTGCCTTCGGTGGTTACTTCACCATCAAGCCAAGGATCACCGTCCTCTTTGCCACCGCCGAACTGATCGGCCATAGCGTTCTTAATACCTTTCTTTGACTCCTTGAGGCGACGAAGTTCCTTACGGAGCATCGACTCATTGACATTGAAGACCGTGTCGTTCTCATCGAGATCATCGTCCATCTCTTCAAGTTCGTCCTCATCTTCATCGTACATTTCGTCAAGTTCGTCCTCATCTTCGTCGTACATCTCATCAAGCTCATCATCCTCAGCCATTGGAGGTGCAGCTGGAGCTGCACCTGCTGCGGGAGGAGCGCCACCGGCTGGTGGTGCGCCTGAATCGGCAACATCAACTGGAGTATCACCAGCATCTTGATCGCCCTCGTCGAACTCAACACCAAATGTCATACCCTGCAGCTTGGCCTTGAAGTCTTCATCATTAAGACCCTCAAGATCAGCAGGCTCAAAAACCAACTTTGCTTCTCTACGAAGCGCCTTCTTACTCTCCATCTCCTCAAGTAGGCGACGGAATCTTGCGCTTGATGACATTACTTTAATCTCCTTAACAATACTGTTGAATTTTTTCTTTATTTCAGAACTACCACCATTAGATATAAGATGATTTCTGAAATTACCTACATTTTTAATCATAATTGCATAGGCAGCCCTAAAATTATTTCTTTCATTAAGAGCCAGGCCACGAGAAATTTGATTAAGTGACTCAAATTGTCTACGAATAACACCTAAAGATGCTCTCTGTTTAGGCTTTGCCTTTTCGCCATAAATAAGATCTGATAATGAACGAAGTGTCTCTTCATTCAGTTCAACATCAACATCATCACCATCAGCAACATCAGATGAAGTTGATGCAGAGGCTTCGCCGCGCTTATCAACTTTCACATTAATTTTAACTTCAGTGCCTGAAGCTGTCTTAGTCGTGACAGTCTGATTTACTTCTTCACCAGCGTCCGAACCACCTCCCATTGGAGCGCCAGGCATTCCGGCCGCCATAGGATCACCACCCATAGATAAATCATCAGGCAGCGGATCAAGATCAAGATTTGGAGTTTCATCAACTTCAGGCTCAGCAATCTCTTCATCTTCATCAGCCTCAGAAAGAATTTGCTTCTCAATCATCTTTCTGATTTGTGGACTAATTGATTCGATTATTCTATTTCTGGCATTCTTTTCAGCAAGCTCTCTAAGAGACTTTGCGTCTGCGAGTGCTTCGTGGTAAAGGGTTGACATTATTTGCTTTCCTACGCTTCTAATAAATATGTGGTCTCTTACTCTTTTTCGCTGTTTTGTTGAAAATGAATGGCCTTTATTAAACGTTTTAAACGTTTCATTGTTCTTTCATCACCCGTTGGGATATCTTCAATGTGATATGCAGGATCCATTGAGCCAGCGTCTGATAAAGGAAGAGATTCTGACCAACCTGCTTTTGATCCTGCTAAAGATATTCTTGCAGGTGCTGGTCTAATTGAAGGTCCATCGGCTCCTATACCCAAAACACCCTCTTTATTTTTATATAAATCGGGCATTGGTGAAATACTACGGCCTGTAGTTTGTTCATTCATCTTAAAATCTGCGCCAACAAAGCGTCTATTGTCGGCTGCTCGATCAGCATATGAATCCCAACGAATATGTCCTTGACCAGCTTTATTTCCAATTGCAACTTGTGTTTCAACATCAGCTTCAGATTCCAAAGGATCTTCATCATCAACATCGTCTTTTACAATTTCAATGTAAGGCCACGATGTTTGAGATTGGCGAGGTTTATTACGCTCAGCCGTTGTCCCATAGCCTAAGTCACTACGAGAATCGTAATTTGGATTATTTGCTTCTCGTAGTGACTTTTTCATTATGCTGCTGGCTGTCCTGTTGCACCAGGATTAATGTCGTGAGTTCCGCTATCACCAGGCTGTGCTATTGGACCAGTCACATCAATTGTTTGGGCAGAAATTAATTCTGAAGTTGCTGATGGAAGAACATTATTAGCTGTTGCACCTGTTCCAAAGTTGTCATTTGGACTGAGAGGATGACCTGTTGGAGCACCCTCACCGCCGGCAGGATCAGGGAATGCAAGAAGATTTGGGTAATATGAACTGTCAAACCCAGTTGGAGGTGTTGATAAATCAGGAGCATCACTATAATTCATATCAACACCGGCCGAATATTCTGGGAAATCAGGATATGCACGGCCAGTTTCTTCTTGACGAGCAGGCTGTAAATAACTTGCAGCTAAAGTTCTATAGTCAGTCTCATTCATAGTATAGATAGGAGAGTTTGGAAACATAGCGCCTAAAGACGCTTTGTCAGAATTTGAAATTCCTGTTGTCCCACCAGGTGTAAGTGTTGTTCTGGTAGTTAAGGGTGAATTTATTGTAGGGTATTTTCCAGGCATAATGATCTCCTATTATATTAAGTATTCAGCAGATCAAATATCTTCAAGAATCTCTTCACGAAGAGCCTGGCGGGCCTCATTCAGCTTTGAAAGGCGACGAGCAAGCTTTGCAGCCTCTGTCTTAAGATTCTTGTAGTGCTCAACTTTGTCAGCAATAGTGTCAGCCAGCTCACTAGGACCAACCTCGCGGGCCTGAACCTTAGATAGATCCTTTGGAGCGCCTGTTGTCTTGGCCTTCTTTGACTTAGCTTCAACTCTCAGTCTAGCCTTTTCCTCTGAAATAATTCTACGCAGGATAGCAGGTGTAAGATTAACAATTTTTGACATATCAAACTCCTATTAGATGTCTAATTTAATTATTCTGAACTGTTCTTTTTGATGGGGCAAAAGCGATGTCAGACCAATTTGATGCTCCCTCAAATATTTTCATTGGATCATCATCACTTACATTTGTTTCTAACATTGCGGCCCGGGCAGGACTCTTGTCAGCTGAGACTTGTGCCACCAGTGTAGTGCGGGCTGTATCTTCAAAAATGCTTTGCATAATATCACGCTGCTCTTTTGGAAAAGCATTAACAACTTCAGGATTTATATGAGTCTTTTTTGGTGGCAATGTAGGCTGGCCATATGTGATACCATGAACATTTGAGCGCTTTGGAAATGCTCTATCTGCATTTTCATTTGACTTTTTGCGTTCATTAGGTTGAGCGGTGGGCAGCACAGCCGGCCCAACAGAGCGCTTGTCAAGGCCCTCTAACATAATTTCAATCAAACACTCTTTAACAATTTCTTTTAAATCTAATCTATTCATTTCCAATCCAAGATGTTATTGAATATCCTATCAATTCTATCACTACGATTAAACAACTTAGATAACTCAGATTTATTAATTTGTTTACCCTCTTTCATCATAAATGCGCCAGGTGTTGAAGGTTCAGACACAAAGTCCCAACAAATTAACTGGAAATCATCTTGCACCATTTGATGCTCACCAGATCTTTTTGTTGATCCTACACCACGAGAAGAAATTCCAAGTGTCACGCCCGCTTCAACAAGACTTTTAAGTATTTTTCCAGTTGGTGTGTCAAGAATTTCTACAGTTCCATAACAAATGTTTCCTTCCATATAAGCTTCTCTAATAATATGACTTACCTTTTTAAGCTCAACAACGGAAGAATCAGGATGATCACATTCACCCAAAGCTCTATTTTCACGAATAAATTTTTGATAGTTGCGAACTTCACGCTCAAGAATATCACGAGGATAGACACGACCATTTTGATTTAGTGTGTCTGCCTTTTGAAGAATTCCTTTCATAATCAAGCGGCCGCCATTTTGTTCCATCTCTTCTTTGATTACTTTTTTATCATATGAAAAAGGCAACCACTCAGTTAAAAGTGTCAATTTTTGATCACTCATCTTTAGACTCCAGCTCTTCATACAGCGAAGTCAGCTGCATAAATTTTGAAATTGATGTCTCATCAAGGACTTCAGAGGATGTTGAAATAACATTTTTCTTAACAGCATCAACTTTTTCAAGCAAAACATCACTACGGGATGACTCTTTTAACTTATTAAGACCTCGTACAACTCTATTTTTAATACTGTCAAGAGTACTCTTGTCAATATCTCCATTCACAAAGTCTCTAATAAGACTACGCTGAGTATCACTAAGTTTTCCTTCCCACTTCTTTTCAAATTTTTCACGCATAATCTTAACGGTTAGATTGTTGATGTCTTCAGATTTGAGTTCGGTGAGTGTTTGTTGTGAATTTTTTTCAGATTTCATCCATTCAAGGAGTTTGCTTTCATAATCAACAACTTTTCCAAGATCTGATGTGTCGTCATTTCTCCAATCATTCAACAGAGTTTGAATAGTTGCATACAACCGATACTCTTTAATTGGACGATTGAAAAAATTATCATCGTTTAGTGTCTTATTGATATCTCTAATAAGATTAGACTTTTCATTATTTAAATGAAAAGTTGAAGTTATTTGCGAGCCCCGGCGTGCTTCAGCAATTAATCTTAAGCCTAATGACTCAGTCTTAACAGTAGTATTCAAAAGAGCTTGAAAAAGTCGAAACTCTTTAAATATTTCTGTTCCTGGTCGATAATGCTTCTTGATGATACTCGCACACTTCTTTGCTGTATTGACATCATTGTCAATTAAAGCTTCAGAAGCCCGAAGAAGCAGCTGTTCGTAGATAATACCTACATTTCTCTTCTTATTATGGTTACTCATCGTCATTCCTTGGGTTAATAACTATTTCATCAGATTCAGATATTAGAGAGCTCTTAGACGAGTTTCTAATATTTTGTAATCTGCGGAGTGCAGAACTGAGCTCTGCAGTCATCTTAGGGCTATCTATATCGTTATAGAGTTCATGAACAAGACTCCTACTGGAACCTGTGTTCTTATCGATTGATAGCGTTTCATCTTCATCAAAAGGTCTATTTGATGAATCTTGATATCTTGCCCACTTACCTGTGCCGGTCATTTTAAACATATCAGGCATTTCAACTGAAGCTGCTGTGCTTCTATCACGCGGAACTTCAACATCTTTTCCAAAGACATTTCTAATCTTCTTTTCTGCCTTTAATGGAAGTTCTTCATTTTCTATTGAAAGAATAGGAGGCTTTTCAACGCCAGCTGAAATAATTTCACCTTGTTTCTCAAATCCTGCGTTTAGACCTGGCATTCCACCTTCACCGCCGCCTTCACCGCCACCAGACTCAGCGTCTTCTTCCTTATCATTCTTAAGACCATCTTTGATTTCTTCAATTTCTTGATCAGTCAAATTCATAATATTCTTTCTGACCCAAGCTCTATCAACAATACCTGCGGGTGCCTTACCAGCAATATCAAATCTTGATGAAATAAGTTCAAGCTTTTGCTGCTGGGCAATTGTTGAAGGATTAGAAAGCTTCAGTGTGAAGTCGAGCAAGTCCTCACCTTCATAGCCGTGAGAATAGAGATGAATCATTGCAATTTTATTAAGCTCTGACAAAACAACCTTTTGAATTCTTGAAATTGTTCGTGAAAAACGGATGTCTTCCTGAGCAAGAGTTGCTTTTGCTCCAATTTCTTCATCATAACCAAGATATGCTTTTGGAATCTTCAAAGCTGCAAACAATTTTTTCTGAATGTATTGGACGTCTTCAATTGCCGCGGCATTCGTTCCACCAGCAAGAGAATCAATCTTAGTGCCTGTTTCTCCACCACGAACAGGAATGAAATAGTCTTCATCAACAGCAAGTGGATTATAGCGTAAGTCCATCTTGCCATTTGATTTATCGGAAACTTTATTGCGCTTTAAGCTAGTTTGTGCCTGCTCCATATAGTTTGGAATTTCTTCAGGAGGAATATTACCAACATCAATGTAAAAAACGCGACGCTCTGGAGCTCTTACAATTCGATACACCAACATTGCATCTTCCATCAGAATTAACTGACGCCAAATGCGGCGGGCTGATTCAAGCACCGAAGATCCATATGGAAGAAACGCATCATTTCCAAGTAATCTAAAATGAGATACCTGCCAGTTTTCTAAAACTTGATTTCCACGAGTGATCCAGCGGAAGCGCACAGCCATTGGATCTTTTGGATCATATCCCTCTTCACGTTCCATTTCAGAAATTGGAATGGGATAAGCATTCACAACACCATAATTTGGATGAACATCATTAAAAAGAAAAAAGTCACCATATTTGCATAGATTTCGTGTCCACATTGGAAGATTGAACTCAATATTCAATGTGTCCATAAACAATGTCTCAAGAAGTTCTTTTAATCTTCTGTTTTCAGAATAAACATGGAGAACATGACCCTTTTCATCTTGTGAAACTGTCTCTTCGGCGTAAATGTCCAAAGCCGATGCAATTTCAGGTGTTGCTTCCATTTCACTAAAATCAGAATATCTAGACATTCTATCAAATGCGCCATAAGCAGACACAGTGCTTGAATAAATGTCAGATTGATTCTTCTTGAACATCTCATACGCAGATGAGGCAGTTGGTTCAGAAAAGTTTTTTACTTTTCTTCTGATAACAGGACCAGATCTAAAGAGCTGTGTTAGTCTTTGAAAAAGATTTTTGTTTGTTTTTTGTGCCATCTTGCTCTCAATCTTATCCTATTATTTTAAATCTTAAATTCAGCGTCTAATTAGCCAATCAAACTGATTATATCTACGCTGTGAATTTGTGCTCCCAACATCGTCTACAAATATGGGTGAAAACGGGTTCCTATGATGTGGAACAAGCGGATTTTCATCATGATCATTTCGATTTACAGCAAAAGCTGCAAGCATTGCTTTTGAAACTTCTTGACCCTGTTTATTATAATCAATATTTGTATCATATAACCACATACCAATTGCCAAAGCCATAACAAGATCGTCATTATATCCTTTCATTGCTTTGGCTGTTTGACCAATCCAGTTGAAAGTTTTTAACTCTTCAGCCATTCTTGTTGATCTAATTTTGATTTGCTTGTTTCTAATAACTTCTTCTAGCTTTGTCAATATCTTTGTTCTGTTTGCTGCGCTTGTTGTGAATCCAATATTCGCAATCTCTTCTGATCCGGCTGCTGCTCCCATAAAAAGATACTTTTTGTCTTTATAATAAAGATTTGGATAGTTAAGTTCTTTTAACTTCATACACACAGCATACCCATAGCTGTTATTTTCTGGGCATATCATTGCTTTACTGTATCTTAAGCCTGCTTCATTTAAAAGTGTTGCAAACTGATCCGGTGGTATTTTGCCCTTAAATTCACCCACCTGCTCACCAGCCGTTGTATCAATGACATGAAAACTTGAATAGTCTGCTCCGTCACCTCTGGCAACATCAGCACTAATAAGATATTTGTGACCTGGCAAAGCATACTTCCAGATCCAAACACCCATTTCAGGACCCCATCGCTCTAATGGAGGTTGTGTGCTCATAAGGATGTATTCAAGATCATTAGCATTCAAAAATGTGTCACCAGATGATGCAAAGTCGCAAAGAAGCTCTTGCGCAATTTGCTTACGCGTCATATTTCGTGATTCATTATCAAACCATGAATTATCGCGTTCTGGATGGACATCCCAGGGAAGCTTGATTGCATTGAAAATGTTTAGACCAGCTTCAGCTTCTACATAAAGCTTATGAAATTGCCCACCAACACCATTTGGCGTTGATAGAACAATTGCACGACCACCCGTTGAGAGTGTAGGATATAGACCAGTCCAAAGCTCATCAAAGTTTGAAATGAATGCGGCCTCATCAACGATCAGAAGTGTAAGAGCTTCTGATCGGCCTGCGTCTTCAGATGTTGGTATTGCTTTAATAGATGATCCATTGCTGAATTCGACCATCTGTTTTGTGTCAGATTTCATACTTGGCATTACAAGCCAAGTAGGAAGATTTTGAAGAGCTATTTTTACTTTTTTAATAAAGTTCTGAGCAACAGCTAACTTTGTAGCAATAATAAGAATGGCTTTGTCTTTATAAAAGAGAGCAAGCCAAAGAGCATATGCGGCGGCTACTGTTGAAATTCCAAGCTGGCGAGACTTTAGAATAACATTGAATCGATGATCATCAAATTTATTTAAACACTCATCCTGAAACTTGTATGTGTCAAATTTAACAAGTCCACGCGTAGGATGCTGAATCTTTACATAAGTGTTAATAAAATAAGATGAATTCTTGCCACACTTGACAATCTCAGCTACTTGCTTTTCTTTTGAAAGGACTCCCATCTTTTATCCAATCTTAAAAGATACCTGTCTGCGATAATAAGCAGCTCTACGAGGAGAAAGATTAGTAGCCGAGATTATCTCTAGTGAATCATTATTTGAAAGCTCCTTCAACTTAAGAGCTTTCTTTGTTGCATCTTTAAACTTTGCTTTAGTGTCTGCTACACACTTTGTTATAATTTCAAT